CAATCAAATAATGCTTTATGACAGCTATAGATATAAGGATTTCATCAAGAATATCAGCGGGCGCGAGTGGATCCCCGAGGAGAAGGCATGGGGCATACCGCTCAGTCTTCAGAACGTCGAAGCGATCAGCAGTATAGCAGTCCTTGATAAAGAGCTCGTGACGTTTATAGAGCAACTCCAGGTAGCCGATCAGGACGCCGAGTGTGATCCGGACATGCTGGCTCCAATTGCGCCGATGCCAATCAAGCGAAAGCCGTTTCAACATCAGATTGTCGGGTTCAACATGGCACTTAAGACGTTCGGTTATTAGGAAGAGGTGGACAGGTGAAGCAAGCTGGGCTTTGTATAATCGCGGTCGCTGCGATCATAGCGATGTATCTTCTGAATGCTTACCCAGGATGGATTTTCGCGGTGGCCATGGTTTTTGGGATGCTCTACATTGCCATTGCGGAGATCGATTAGCCAGTAATGAAAGGGATGTTGCTTGATGAGTGAAAAAAACGGGTGCGATCATGATTTTGTCCATTTGGAGAGCATCAAAACCGAGACGCCAGTGTCTTACAGCTACGTAACGGAATTTAAGAAAGTGGATAGGTTTTATTGCAGAAAGTGCCTTGAACAAAGAGATATCGTCCATCAACAGGAAATTAATAGAAGTTATAAGCGATTTCCAGATTGGTGGTAGGGGGTGAGAGAGCGTTGAAACATAAGTTAAATCACAACAGGCATCTCGACTACTTCGCCAAAGACGTTGGCGATGCAGCAATAGAGGTTGAGGAGCAAACGCCAACCGAGCGGCAAAAACATTTTTTAAGACAACTTTGCGCGTTGTGCCGAGAGAATCAAATAGATCCGGCAGTTGGCCAGAGTGTAAGAAGCCGAGTTGATTACGCACAAGCAATTGATTTATTGATTGATCGGCTTAATGAGAATGGCGTTGAAGTAAAAGGTAATGGCAAAACCGCGAAGTATGTGGCAATCGTTGGAGAAGATAGACGACGCCGGATGACTGCAAAAGAAAAGATCTTCATAACGGGTGATCATCAAAATAATGATGCAAGCGTTCTTGAAAAATGGAAGAGATACGCAAAATGGGGGTAGCCGGACATTCTGTGTCCGGGTCAAATAGAAGTAATTTTGATAGGGGGTGGTCAGATATGACAGGTAGTGGATTTGGACTCCTGTTTGAGTGAAATGGGCTGCGGAAAAACACTCACCGCGATTGCGATAGCAGGTCGCCTCTTCCTGGATGGCAAAGTTAAGCGCCTCCTGGTCGTCGCGCCAACGTCGGTCGTCAGCGTATGGCCAAAAGAGTTCGCGGAATACGCCGCATTCCAGCACAGCTGCGTGCCGCTTGAAGGCGATGCTAAAAAGCGTATCAAAGCATTAAATGAGACCGCACCCGGCCTTGATGTTAAGGTGATCAACTATGAAGCCACCTGGCGAATGATTGAGAGTCTCATCGCCTGGTCTCCGGACATGATCATATGTGATGAGTCTCAGCGGATCAAAACGGCCTCAGCGAAGCAGTCAAAGGCCATGCATAAGCTCGGCGACCAGGCGAAGTATAAGCTCATTCTTACGGGAACACCGGTACAAAATGCACCACTAGATTTTTGGAGCCAGTATCGTTTCCTTGATAAAAATATCTTTGGCAACAGCTATTATGCGTTCAAGACCCGCCACGCTGTCATGGGTGGCTATGGAAACTACCAGGTGCTTGGATATCGGGACCTTGGTGATCTCACCAGGAAGGCTCACAGCATCGCCTACCGAATCACGAAAGCAGACGCCCTTGATCTTCCTCCGGAAACCGACGAAACGCGCCATACAGAGCTCGAGCCCGAAGCTAAGCGGGTGTATAAGCAGATTGCACGTGAATCATATGCAGAGATTGAGTCCGGAGAGGTCACCGCCGCCAACATTCTGACGCGCCTCCTCAGGCTCAGCCAGATTACAGGCGGATATCTTAACACAGACGAAGGCAGGACGCATGAAGTCAGCAGAGCGAAGCTGAGCGCCTTAGAGGAACTGCTTGAGGATGTCGTACTGGGAGAAGAAAAAAAGCTCGTAATCTTCGCCCGGTTTGTCTCAGAAATAGCGGCGATCAGGAAGCTGATCCAGTCAAAAGGCATTCAGTATGCCTGGATCGCAGGTGAAATTAAGATGGAGGACCGGGGAGAAATGGTCCGCTCTTTCCAGGAAGAGCCTGAGATTAAAGTCTTTATTGCTCAGATCCAGACCGCCGGACTTGGTATCACACTTACAGCAGCAGATACGGCTGTGTTTTACTCGCTGGATTTCAATTTTGCGAACTACTCACAAGCTCGTGCGCGGATTCACAGGATAGGACAGCGCAGCGCCTGTACGTACATTCATTTAATTGCTCCAGGAACCGTCGACGAGAAGATCATGGAGGCGCTCGCCTCAAAAGAAGACATGGCCAGACGCGTTGTCGATGACTGGAGAAGTTATTTCAAACCATAAGGAGGACAAAATATGCAGCAGGATATCAACCTCAGTACCCTTGCCGGCGGAGCGGTCGATGAGCGTTTCAAGGACGCGCTTACCGAAGTGCTTCAGAACATACTCGACCCAAACACTGATGCAAAGACAAAGCGCGGCCTCACACTCTCACTTAAGATCACGCCGGATGAGGACCGGCAGTTTGCAAAGATAGATTTTGATGTCAAGACAACACTTGCCCCGGCTAAGACGATCACCGCAGCAGTCATCATCGACCAGGACGGAAGAGGAAAGCCGGTTGCCGCAGAAATTCTGAAGCAGATCCCAGGACAGACTTACATTGACGAGGCCATCACACCAAGCAAAATCATTCAGATGAAATAGGAGGATTCCACCATGATCAAAGAAGCCCTTCAGTATATCGTGTCACTCTCAGAACCAAACATCCATGTTTTTTCCGGACAGCAATACTCGGATAAGCAGCTTACCAGAATCACCCTGCCGAGCTGCATGACCCTCGAGACTTCTTCGCTTTCGTCGGTTGCAGAATACATCAAATCCGACGTTGATTGTGGATTCAGAAGTGACAGATCAGAAGGCGACGCGCTTCTGATCCATATCGAGAGTCCTAGAGTCGTGAGAATTATGACATTCATCGATCAGGAAGAGGCATCTCGTCAGGAGCTCCTTAAAGCCACCGCAGAAGTTTCGACGTTCAGGTTTGGAGAGGTTTACAACCGCGAGATTTTCAATATCATGCTTCAGACACAGTTTCAGTTGACGGATAACTTGATTGAACTTACAAAAATCGTCAGTAACGTTGAGGAAAAAGAAAGCGTAAAAGTTGCAGACGACGGAATCAGCCAAAAGGTTGTGGCCAAGACAGGAACCGCCCGACTTGAAAATGTGGAAGTAAGAAATCCAATCGCCCTAAAGCCGTTCAGAACCTTCACTGAGATCGATCAGCCGACCGGCCTTTACGTCTTCAGAATCCACGATGGCATGAAGATGAGCCTACACGAAGCAGACGGTGGTTTGTGGAAGACGGCTGCAATGACCTCTATCGAAGAGTACCTAAATTCGCAGCTCGCTGGAAACGAAGAATACTACAGAATCATTCGCTAGGAGGAAAATGATGAGCCAATTATTCGTACATGCAGACACACTAAAAGAACTCAAAGAAAAGAAAAAAAGCCTCGAGGAAGAGGTCAAGGAATTGAATAAATTGATCGATTCTGAAGAGGCTGCTCTTATAGGTCTCATGGTAGAAGAGGAAATGCAGAACTTCAGCCGCGCCGGGTCGCTGTTTTATCTGAACACAAAGACCATGGCCTCTGCACTTCCTGATCAGAAAGACCAGCTGTACCAAGCTCTAAAAATCGAGGGTTTTGGTGATCTGGTTTACGAAACAGTCAATGCACAGTCTCTCAGCGCTTTTGTGAAGGAACAGATCTCAGAGAACGAGGATCAGCTGCCGGAGTGGCTGGATGGTCTTGTCAAAGTCTATGAAAAAACCGCAGTCGGCATCAGAAAATCAGGAAAATAGAGAGGAGATCACTAAATGTCTAAAAACACAGAAGTTACAGTGGTTCAGGAATTCCAGCTTCCAGCACTTTCAAGCGAGATGAGTACAGCAATGGCCGAGGAGATGGACGGCCTGCAACTGACCTTTGATAGAGTCAAAATTCCTTCCGGTGGCGGCATCACATTTGAAATTGATAACGGCACCGATCAGCCGGACGCAGAAAAAGAAATCATCGGTGTCATCGTGGATCATCACCCGGTCAACGCATACTGGGCGCAGAGCTTCACTGGCGGAAGCAATCCGCCGGACTGTGCCTCGATGGATGGGAAGTACGGCGTCGGGAGTCCTGGCGGCAGCTGTAAAACATGCACCCTCAATCAGTACGGCAGTGCCTTTGACGGACGTGGTAAAGCGTGTAAGAACATGCATCGGATCTTCATTATGCGCTCCGGAGAGACACTTCCTCTTCTTCTCGCGCTTCCTCCAACGAGTCTCAGAGGGCTTTCTGATTACATCGCTAAGCGCATCATCACACGCGGCCTCAGAAGCTATGGTGTTGTTACGAGGATCGGTCTTAAGAAGGCCCAAAACGCCGGCGGCATTGCTTACAGTCAGGCGACATTTTCTCTCGTGAGTCCTCTTCCTGAAGATCAGGTTGTGGCCATGGCATCATTCTCTGAGGCGATCAAAGCGACGACCAGAAGAGTTGAGATTGAGATGGATGAGGATTATTCTCCAGGACCATCCCTGGCCGATGATGAGGCACCGTTCTAAATGTGAAGCAGCCGGAGGCCAAAGTGCCTCCGGCATCCTAAAAGGAGTGAGGCTATGCAGCTCGATGAGAAGCTGGACTATCAAAAAATATTCGCGCCTCACATCAGAGAGGCAAAGCTTAACGGCGACAATTTGAACGGGCTCTGTCCTTTTCATGATGACAAGAATGCATCTTTTGGCGTCAATATAAAGACCGGAATGTATAAATGCTTCGGCTGTGGAGCCGAGGGGAACGCAACGACGTTTGTTGCCCAGATAAGTGGCGTCGACACTAAGGAAGCTCATAGACGCCTGCTTGAAGAGGCTGGCATGCTTGAAGAACCGAAAGAAAAAAAGCCCGCGCCAAAGCTGACGGTATCGATGTATGCAGCGGAAAAGCGACTTGATGAGGAACTATTAAAATCGATTGGACTTTCGAACGAAAAGATCGGTATTGCGATTCCTTACATGGACGAATGTGGCCAGATTGTCAAAAAGCGCATTCGGTACCATAAAGACCACACCATGCGCTTTTCTTGGGGCAAAAACGGCTCGCTTATCCTCTATGGTCTTTGGATGCTTGAAGATGTCAAAGCGTCCGGAAGCGTGATCCTCGTCGAGGGTGAGAGCGACTGTCATACGCTTTGGCAGCGAGGTGTAAAAAATGCCATGGGCGTGCCCGGGGCGACGACATTCAACGACGCCTGGGCGAAGCACCTTGAGGGCATGAGTATTTATATCCACGACGAAGGCGACGCCGGCGGCGCGGAGTTCGTTCAAAGGACCTGCAAAGTGCTTTCGAGGTGTGGTCATAGCGGCGAAGTTTTCCGGATCAGCTGCCGCGGTGCAGAGGTCAAGGATCCGAGCGAGCTGCATCTTAAATACCCCGATAAGTTTGAAAATCTTTGGAAGTCAGTTATGGATTCGGCTGAAAAGCTGGATCTTAAAGTAATGGCTGCGGACCTCAAGGAGCTCGTTCCTGGAGCGCCGGTAAAGCTGAAATGTCCTTACGGTTGGGAGATCGATGAACACAGCATCAGGATGTTTAATGAAAAGAAGGGATCATACGTCACGATCTGCAAAACGCCTGTAATGATTACCCGGCGCATGAAGAGCCTGGATACAGGTGAGGAGAAGGTGGAGCTTGCGTTCCTGAGGGATGGTGAGTGGAATGTTTTCAATGAGGCGCGCAGTGTAGTTTTTCAGAGCAGGGATCTTGTCAGGTTCCTTGGTGATCTTGAATCGGAGAACATCAATGTTCTCGATGTTGCAAAATCAGTCAGTCAGCTCGGATGGTATGGGCGCAAATTTCTGCCTGGACTTAAAGGTGACATTGTCATTGACGTTGACCGCAATAGCCGCAAATGGGTGGACGCTTATTCAGAAAAAGGAGACCTTGAGCGGTGGATCTGCGACATGGCACCTTACAGAAAAAACGATATTTTTAGGTTTTTACTGGCGTCAAGCTTCGCGGCGCCTCTTCTCAAAATTTTAAGTCACCGGGTCTTTTTCGTTCACAACTGGGGCGATTCCCGCTCCGGAAAGACCGCTGCGCTTAAAGGTGCGCTTTCTGTCTGGGGTGATCCGGAGGAGCTTATGACGAGCTTCAATGCGACACGTGTAGGTCTTGAGCGCCTTGCTGGATTCTTTAATGATCTCCCGCTCGGAATCGATGAGCGCCAAGTTGTAGGCAATAAACAGGATTATCTTGAAACTTTGGTGTACATGCTTTCGCTTGGTACAAGCAAAATAAGAGGATCAAAACATGGTGGGCTTCAGAACTCTCAGGCCTGGCGGACCATTGTACTCACCACAGGTGAAGAGCCACTCACGACCTCTTCCTCGCAGGCTGGCGTATTCACCCGTGCACTTGAAATTTATGGCGCGCCGTTCGGATCCGAGACAGACGCCAGGAAGATGCACGACATCAGTGTTACGAATTATGGATCTGCCGGGCCGGCATTTATCAGGCGGCTCATTGAGTTAAAAGCCGACGAGCTGCAGTCAGAGCACAAGGCGCTTCAGGATAAGCTTTCCGAACGATACCCGAATAAGATTGGATCTCACGTTTCAAGCACTGCGGTCGTAGCTCTGGCAGACAAATATGTTTCAAAGTGGCTTTTCTCTGAAGAGGTTGACCCCATCGTTCTCGGTTCAAAGATCCTGGATAAAATGGAGGATCAGCACGAGACGGACATCATTACCAGGGCGAAGGAGTTCATTGAGGAATGGATTGTGATGAATTTTCAGAGGTTTGATATCGATGAAGCTAGGAATGAACTTTATGGGGTTCATGAGCACAATAATGGGAAATTCCATTATCACATCTTTCCGAGCATCCTTGAAAGAGCACTTGAGGACAAGGGTTTCAGTTTTAAAAAAACCATGCACGGACTCCTGGAACGTGGATTTATCTACCCTGGTGTTCGGAGCGATGGGAAGGAGCATTTTTCCAGAAGCAAGCGAATTGATGGGAAAGTCGTTAGGGTTGTAACGTTCTACCCAACAATGGAAGATCGTCCAGATGAAATCCCGCCATTTTAATTTGTAACACATTTTTCGATTTTGTGTTACAAATGTGTTACACCAGAATATAGCATTATCAACGCTTTGAGGTAGGTGTAACACAGTAACACATGTAACACATAATATTCCTATACGCGCGCGAGCAACAATAGTCAATTTTACTATAAGTGGATTAATGCAAAAAAAGACGGTATGTATTTTCGTAAAATGTGTTACGCCCCTATGGGTGGGGGTAAATCGTTGCGATTCCAATGGTTTGAAGGCATCAAAAATGTAACACATAAATGTGTTACACCTAAAAAGGCGGTCGATAATTTGAGCGAAATCGACGAAAAAAAGAAGAAATTGGAAGAATTAAGAGCAAGGCGAGATAAAGCGTACAAACTGCCAGAAAAAGAATTGAGAGAGTGGCGGCCTCTTCTGAACCAGATAGAAAAAGAAATCGCAGAGCTCGAGGCGGATCTGTCAGAGGGATCACTCACCAAAGAAATGGATGACCTTCTATGCATCGCTGTATTAAGTGCAGCCATCGTTGAAGAGGTATACTCCAGGTTGATAAAGAAGGATCCAGAGCTGCAGGTGATGAGGACAAAGGCGATTGCTTCAGCGATCACGAGATTTTTTCTCACTGGGAACGGCGAATTTCTTGAGGGCGCAAGAGAAGAGAACAGACTTTTTATCAGCGAGTTTTACAGAGATATCAAAGCGAGCGAGGAAGTGCAGCTGGTACTCGAGGACTTTGAGATTCAGAAAGGATGATCAAATGCTGGAGAGGGCGATTACAGATAAGATCATTGAGAGGCTAAAAAAAGAACCAAATTGTTTTGTCAGAAAGATTCACGGCGGCGCCTACCAGTCGGCAGGACTTCCGGACATTATAGCTTGCAAAGACGGGAAATTCATAGGTCTTGAGGTGAAGAGGCCAGGAGGAAAAGCAACGACGCTCCAAAAGGTGACACTAAAGGCTATCGAAAGCAGTGGGGGCATTTGCGGCATCGTCTATAGCGTTGAGGATGTCGAGAAAATACTGGAGCTGATGTGATGGGAAGACGCAGAAAGAAAAAGCATCCATCATCAGAAACCAAGTACCACGCAGTCATAGCGCCGTGCGACCGGATCAAAGACGACATCTATCCTGGGATAGTCAGAGCTGCAGCAGAATGGAGACCAGTTGATCATACGAGGAGGGGTGCCAATGAAATGGACAGAAATTGCAATACAGGATCTAAAGCGGTATGAAGGACTTAAGCGAAGTGTCCAGGCTATTAACGAAAGGATTGAGCTGCTAGAAATGGAGAAGTGCATGATCAGCAGCATGAATACCGAAAAAGTGATGGTTCAAAGCACTCCGAAAAGTGTTGACGACAAACTGATAGACAACATCGTCCAGAGAGAGCGGCTCGTGATGAACCTTGAAATCAACCAAAAGCTTATTGGTCTCATAGAGCGTGGATTGTCGGCGCTGAACGACACAGAGAAAAGAGTGCTTGATCTCTTTTACATCAGCCGCAGCAAGAACCATATTGATACCCTGATGGTAGAATTACGCTACGAAAAAAGCATGGTATACAACTTGAAAGACCAGGCGCTTTATAACTTCACAATCAATATGTTTGGGATCCCGGAGTATTAGTGGAAAAAGAGTGGACGATTTTTGGATAAAAGTATGAAATAATTATATTATGAAATAATGACCTTCCGGGCCGCCAGCGATCGAAAAAACCTCCTTTCGCCAGGCGGCCATTTTAATGCCGTCAAAGTCTTCGGGCTTGATGAGATTCTGTGGCCGGTGGAACTCCACAGCTGGATAAAAGGCTGAAGTGGATCACCGGCCTAGTCTTTGGCGAAAGGGGTGGAGAGTTGAAGCCACATCAATTCGACATCAAGAAGGTCCATGATGGTTGGATCATCTGCGTAAAGGGCAGGGGAGAGCATGGACATTTCAACTACAGATCAGGTTGTGATTCGTTGGTGAAACTTATCTGCAAAGGTAAAGTGCCAAAAGATCCATACTTCAGAGAGGCAGCCAGGCGGATTCTTACTGAGTCAGAGTATAGGCAGCTGTCTTCTAGGTGGAAGTCTGGATACAACAATAGCAGCTTAAGGGGTGTGGTACATAGGTGAGTTTCAGTCACAAATCAACGCGCTGGGAAAGAAAGCGCGCTGCCATTCTTAGACGCGATGAATACCTTTGCCAGGAGTGCAAGCGATATGGCAAGTCTGTAGCTGCTTCACCGGTGCATCATATCTGCCCGGTTGAGTCTCATCCTGAGCTGGCCTATG